GGTGCAGATCCTGTTGCCAAAAATCTATCGCCTACAGAAGGATCAGAGCCAGAATAACCGATATCAGCCCAGTTTGTAGTACCCACGATCAATATCTCATACCAAATACCTGATTCAATCTCATCAGAGAATATATTATTTGTTCCTGCGATTATGTTCCAATCATTTTGTGATGTAGAAAGTAAATCATATATGATATATTCTGTGCCTGTCTGGAAATTGCCGTCAATATCTAATTCAGCACCTAGATTTATCCATGTCTCTTTTTGTGTAGTACCTAGATCACTTATCTCATAATATTGATCTTGTAATATATTTGACAAATCAACTGGGTCAGTGTTTGAATTTACTATGCCGTTACCAGGTGTGACAGTGTAAGTTTGTATATCAGGATAGTAAGTCTGCTGTCCTTCGACGAAATTGAAAGCATTTGTTGTTCTGTTATCTAAGAAATCTATATTGTCTTTACCTACGATGCCATTATTAAACAACTTCAAGTTTGGGTAAAATTCAATGATAGGTCTTTTTGCTTTGTTCGCTGGTAACGCAAGATCAGTTGCTATATCTGGATTATTGTTATAATCTGCTGTAGCATTGATGACATCGATATGGAACCAGCGATTGCTTCTTGACCAAGCATTCTTGTTAATGCTATTTCTTGCTATGGTGATATAGTCAGGAGTTGTAGGAATATTCAAACCTTCATCATATGGACCTATGTCATAATTCAATATGTCATATGGACTTGCTGCTTGTGTAGTGAAAGGTTCTGGTATATCTAATGATTCTACTGAAACTAATTCTATGGCTGTACCAACGCCTTCAACATAATATTCACCTTGCAGATAATTGACCGGTACAACATCACCATCGAATTTTACTTTTAAACCATTGGTAAATACTACACCGTTCTTGCTTGTATAAGTCTTCTTACCTAATATATCATTGTTTACATCAATAGTATTGGTATCATTATTTTCAATTAACTGTATAGTACCTACTCTGTTAGCATTAGTACTATCTTGATAATAAAGAGTATCAAGAACCGCTGACAAATATGGAACTTCGGTGATGATACCTGCGGCTGACTTGTAGAAGTTCAAACCTGAATAATCATTACCATATAATACTGTGATCTTTTGTTCTGTAGGAATCAATCCTGCAGGAGTTATGAAGGTAATCAAGCCACCTGCTACTCTGATAGTCCAGAAATAATCGCTGACTTTATATGTCGTACCTGTTATAGTGACTGTTTCGTTATCATTACCTGTATTGTAAAACATTACAGTTCTTAAATTAAGGAAAGTCACTCCGTCTATACCGTCACCAACAGGTTTTCCTATAATCTGACTATATTGTTTAGTGCTGACTACACCTACTGTATTGTTGCCCGGGAAATTATATTGATCTTGGGCATTTTTTTCTGGCACATTGAATATCACAGTTCCTGATTCTGCACCGTTACCTTCTACACCAAAGACATTACGGACATTAAGGTTTTCTTGTGATGCGCTATATCCGCTAGTTCCTGGTTCGCCTTGTATGTAAAACCCTTCAGGTGCTTGGAAAGTATATGTACCACCGCGCAATAATACCAATCCAGGATTATTTGTTGCTTCTGCGCTGCCTAATGCTTTGATGCTATATGAACTTGATTCTGCTGTTACTATAAAATCATCCGTATTATAAACGGTGCTTGCAGTGACACGGACAGCAGGAGGTCCGGTTGGTATCCAATAGTATTGGTTATAGTTAATGATCTTGTCGAGGTCTGTGAAACTGTCCCAACTATAAAATTGGCTGCTAAACAGACTGCTATTATTTTTTGTGATTGATCCTTGCTGTTGTAATGCATCTAATATGCCGGGATAACTAATGAAATCTTTAGCAGTTGTCTCATTATTTTTTAAGAATACAACACCAGGATCTAATTGATAATCTTTACGAACCTTATTTGGTTCTGTTACATAGTAGTCTTTAGCATCTACGCCATAACCTATCTTACTACCGATAAAACCTTGTATCTTTTTAGTAACTGGGGGATTGACTAATTGGTCAAGAGTTGCTCCAAGAAACTGACTGTTAGTTTCAGTCTGGAATATCTGTGGTAAAAATTCAAGTGTTCTTATTCTAGTCATTTTATGCTACTTGCAATTGGTCAGGTGTCAATGCTGCGATAACTCTGATATCATTTGCGGTTGCTGCATTTACAAAAATCTCAAATGGTTTGCATTTTATTTCATACAATGTTCCAAAAGGCTCTGTTGGGTTATTAGGTACAAGCACAGCAGAACTGATGATGTCACCTAATTCATTATGTAAGTATGCGCTTAATTCGCTAAAGAAGAATGTATCGCCGAAATTCCAATTATCTATATTAAAATAATTATTCATCGCCGTTAACACCGCACTCTTGATATCACTGTCACTAGCAGTAGTATCGCTGGTCTTGATGACTTTGATAGTGCCGCGTAATGCGCTCTGTGCTTTAGGACCAAATAATGGCTTGAACACTACGCTATTTAATACTACAGAATCACTCAACATTTTGTAATCTTGCAATTGTCCATACTCTGCACTTAGTTCATTGATAGTTGGTCTACTTGGTAAAGGCACAGTGTTTGAAGTATCTTGTATATAATTTTGATATGCTGTGTAATAAGCCTGTGTGACAACATACAAATCGATTATGTTCGTAGTTGCAGGATCTATGCGTGTTGTGTTGTTGCTATTATGTCTATATAGGTAATTCAAACCTTGACGACCTGGTTTGACTGAATAACTTGTTTGCTCTACTAATGTATAACTTGTTTGTGTGACTGTGGTATCTTGTACAGTCTTATAAAATTTATTATCTGTAGTAGCATAGTACAACTGACCTACAGGATAATCATATTTGATTACTTCGATTTGGCTCTTGATAGCGTAACTATAGATAACATCTGTGCTAGGAACGATTTGCTCTCTAGTCAAATTGATAGCATCTTGTATAGTTTCAAAAAACACATATTTACCTGTGTTTGCTGCGCCCGGTACGACGCCCGTGATCTCTGTAAAGAAATCAGGATTGATTATAAGCGAGTTATTATTGACATCAGTGCTTGCTACTTCAACTTCAAAGTCATTAACATAACCGTCACTCTGTACAGTTTGTCCTATAATGCTGATAGGTATATCATTGCTCAATGGCGTTGTACTATTTGGTTGTGTGTTTAATGCTAATACATTGATAAAATCTTGTAGAATCTTGCCAGAATAAGGATCATATACTAATTCATTTAATGCATAAGTGAATCTTGTCTCATCTACGCTACCGAAATAATAACGCAATGATCTATATTGTATCGCATATGTATTGTCTGCTATATTATTGAAATACACAAACCAATCATTATGTTCACCCAATTCGATTGACCAGCGACCGTTGTCGATTCTGCTGTTGTTGTATACCAAACTAAAATCTTGTTGTAGTTCGATTCGTAGTATAGCCTCTTGTATTAAACTTACAGGTAGACTATTATCCCAAGCAGGTATCACTGTGCTTAATATAGCACCATCAGGCACATAACCGTTTAATACTACAGGACCTACGCCATTACTAAAATTACCTTGTCCTGTATTGCTACCATCACCGTTAACATTTAATACTGTAGTCCAGATATATGATTTGTTTGTTGAACTTGATACTGTAGTTAATCTGTTGTTCTGATCGAAACTATAACCTATAGGTGCTACGAATTTACATAAAGCACCTTTGCTAATATATTTTCTGTTAGTGTCGGTGTTTGCACCCAACATAACAGGTGTTTCTATAGTATTATCCAATATGTAGAAATAACCATTTACAGTATTTCCATTCACATTGCTTGTGTTGAAATATGTGGCGTTGATTCCTGTATTGAAATTATAACGGTTATACACAGTTTGTGTTGTGTCGGCAGTTTCATTGATGTAATATTGTATAGTTCTATTGTCAGACAATATCGCTGCCAATGTTTGGCTAAAGAATGAAATAACACTGCTAGAATTTAATACATTTAAATTCACAAAACCTAAATCACTATTTTGCCATAATCCACCGTCGCTGCCTAAATTATTAAGACTAGAATATTTTCCAGTTGGATCTAGTAGATCGAGGTTCTTGCTAACACCAATACTACTGCGATTTACAGCCTTAGATTTGATAATCGATGAATACAATGTAAATGGAAAGTTGTTATAGTCTTCTCCATTTACCATGCGATTCTGTGTGTAATATCTTGTAGGTGCTCTTTGCTTGATGCTTGCGATACTTTCACGGGCTTGTGCATTGCTTACAGGTTGTGTCAATGACAGACCTAGTGTAAGTGTTTCACTGCGTCCAGTGCGGCTGATATAAGTGAATGCAACGCTGATGCCCTGCATCTCATTGATATCAATAGTATATGTCACTCCATTGCTAGCACGAACATATGAACGGAATGTGCCTACTGGAATGTTACTGAATACTCCATCACCAAACACATAAGTTACTTGGTCATTGAATCTTGAGTTTACGCTAAAGATATTTTTCTTGCTAGTCTCAGTTTGTAGGTATGCGTCAGCATATACATTATCGACCTTTTCCCAAACTAATCTAGTATTGTTATTGACATCCAATTGATATAACCAAGTGTCAGTATTATTGATACCTTCAATATTGATATCTACTGCTTGGTTACTAATCTGTTGTTCTAAAACGAAATCGTAATTGTTTAATACGCCTTGTTTGAAATAAACGAAATAGCCTGTGTTGCCGCTAGCAAAACCCAACCTATCATTCTTGTATAAGAAATTAAACTTGCCTGTTGGTGCAGGAGGTATCTCATATAGATAATCTTCATCAACGCTAGTCACGCTGACCAATTCAAAATTCATCGTAGTACCATCTACAGTGCTAGTAAAAGGCACTATAGGCAAACTTCCATCAGGAATCTGCATACTATATTCTGCTGTAGTTACGCCCAAGATGTCTGATACATTACCGGGACGGCCTATTCTTTGTGAACTGATCAATGTGGCATTTAATATAGTATTGAATTGTTCAAACCAACTTGGGTTAGCGGGGTCATTCCATAATATAGGAAGATTGCTTAGATTCACACCATTGAAGTCAGTGATATCTTGGCTAGTCTGTATGCTTGTTATTTTTAATGTACCCTCAGAGCAGATATTGCGTTTTGGGGTATAACTGACTAGATTGGCTAACTTGATGACGCTATCACGGCGCTCGGCTGTGTCTATAAAGTTTTCTCTAGCGTTCAAGTCATTTCTAAAAGCAAGACCTTGGCCCATGAATGCCATGACATCAAGCAATGCTATGAATTCGCTGCTCTCAATATAGTCATTAAATGTTTCAGGATAATAGACACGCAGGTAATCTATGAAACTCTTGCGTAGTGTCTCATAATCGTAACTTCGGAAATCGACCTCACGAAAGGTTTGGTAGATCGCTTTCCAATCATTTACTCCGAATAGTGCTGCTTGTCTAGAACTTTTAGCCATAATTAATCTCTGATTTGATTATTTATCAAACCCTAAAACCACAGTTTTTAAGATTATTGTATGGCAGCAGTATTAGTCGTGCTATCTAAAAACACGCTTAACATAGTGGCTTCATTGAATGGTTGTATGGCTATCTCTACTTCTAACAGTATACCATTCTCTTGTGGATAGGCTCTGACATAATTGAGAACGATTCTTGGATCTAGACTAGCGATTCGTGTGATCTCATTTTCGAGGTTGAACTGTACATCAGGCGTGTTTGGTTCGAATACAAAGTTCCACAATACTGTTCCATATCCGGGTTGCCCTACTTTTTCACCCTGCCTAATATTAAGACTGTTAACAAAATCCTGCACTACTAGATTTTCATCAGTTAATTTGAATTTTTTACCCGGTATTATAGGATTTACCAATGATCCTACCCCACCGTCTATGCCCGGCGGTGAGTTAGTAGTCTTAGGCTTATTCGCGTTTATAGTGCTAAATCCAGTATATTGTGCCATGATTATATTTATAATTAGTTATTATGCGTTTCCTGGAATGACCCTAGTTGTCACTGAAGTCACCGTAGTATTGCTTGTGCTTGCTGAATTAGTAGCAGTGGATGCGTTGCCATAAATCGCTAATGCCACAGCAGGATATTGCTCATTTAATTTCACTAAACTATCCTGTGCGGATGTATATTCTGCTATAGCAGCATCATATCCTGCTTTGGCTATATCTATCTGCGGGTCTCCTGCAGGAAGATTTTGCTGTGCTGTCAAATACTTGTCAAGTTCCTCTACCATTTTATTTTCGGCTTTGTTTGATGCGATCAGCAGTTTACCTTGTTCTATGATATATTCAAATTTCTGATTTTCAAAATCTGCTATCTTTCCTTTAGCCGCTTCATCTACCTCGCCGAATTTCGGAGGAGGTATAGCAGGATCTCCTAATTGGCTTGCGATAGCTCCTGTTATGCTGCTTCTATCTGTAGTATTCAAAGCAATGCTTGGCACTTTGATGCCTGAACCCGCGCTTGCTATACTGCCTAACGCGCTTTGTAATTCTGCGGCGGCTCCTGCAGGTAATCCTGATGACACAAGTGATGTCAATGAATCAGCACCTGACTTAGCCTTGCTCAATAATGCATCAGCCTTGCCTTTAAGTTCTCCGCCTATATT